AATTTACTACTTCATCAGGCCCTGCAGCAACGAATCCTCTTTGGGAAACGACTGGTCCTGAAAATGTTGTTCTTGCCATGATTATATCCTCCTAGTATTACAGATCGTAGTCTCTAGGCCGTCGACTATACGCGTCTACGATCTTTTAATAATTGTATAGTAATAAAGTTATACTCCTCTTTTTAAAAGAGTGCAAGAGGGTGCGTAATGTGGAGAGTATTTTTCCAACGATGTAGCTTTTTATTAAGTAGCTACTGAAACTTCGGGTGCAGCATCATCAACTTTATTTTGCAAAGTGGCTAAATCAGCCTCTTTTGCTTTTATGTTGGATATCAATTCTCTTACTTTATGGTCAATCCTAACCATATTAAGAGTATATCTACCCTCCTTTAGATGCTCCTGCTCCCAATTCAACTCCAAGGACTTTTTCTCTTGGTATAGTTCTTGTAGTGTTTGCATCAAGGACCTCCTCGTAGGTAATCCATTTTTTGTTTGGATCATAAAATCCATCCTTATCCCACTTTATATCAGATTTTCCCAATCTGTCAACTATTGCATCTTCAACAGCTTTAGCGGAATCTTCACACTTCATATTAAATTTAGTGCGGTAACCGTATGCAAATATTCTAACTTGAAATTCCTTTATCATATTTCACCTTTTTTTAAACAAAAAAAGGGGGCGATTTCTCGCCCCCTCTAAATCTAGTTATTACGCACCTGGTGACGCGAAAATACCTCTAGGGTCTGATACTCCAAATGAATATCTTTCTCTAGCTTTGTATCTTACGTTGCCAGTGTCGAAATCACCTTCCATTGCAGTTGTCAATGGAGCTCTATTGAACATTTTCATTCCGTTTGGAATGTCTGTAATGATGTAGAACGCATCAGTATCAGTTAAGTAATTGTTCACTCTATAACCTTGAGGAACCATACCCATAGATACGATTGCGTTGATATCATTATCAGCTGTTCCAGTTCTACCTTGAGATTTCATTAATCTCTCAGCTGTAAACTGAAGCTCACTAGGGATAATCATTTTTACCCCTCTAGCTGCAACACGAAGACCTCTTTCGTCGGTCATTTGAGAAATGTCAATCATTGACTGCTCTAATGACGTTTCGTTAAGATCTGCCGCTGTAGATAGAGTATTTTTAAAAGTACCCGCTACAGTTGGGTGAGACGTGTTAAACAAAGTTACACCATCGCCTGATTTAAACGAACCACTTGGTAGTCCATTTATTAAAGGCTCAACAGCTTTTACTTGTTTAGCGTTGCTCATAGATCTTGCTAAAGCTTTTGTGTATCTAGCAGCAAGTCTATCGTAGAGATTATCTTCGATAGCTTCTTCTGTGATTGCAAAAGCTAGAGCTACAGTCTCGTGAGTGTATCTAGCTGTGAAAGTTTCTTGTGCATCATCAAATGATACTCCTGCACCTTCAGCTTTCACTTGTGCGTTTCCGAAACCAGATAACATAACTTCTTCTTCAAAAGCTCTGTCACTGTTTTCAGTAGTATAAATTTCAGCATGCTGATTTTCATACCTTTTATATTCCAGCCCAAATAGTGCATTTAGGCCTGGCTCTAGTTCTTTGACTAGTTGTGATCGTGATATTGCCATAGTCTATATACTCCTATTAATTGTGACCGTTGAACGAATTTAGATTCGATACAACAACTACGGAATGGAAAGCAGCTGTAGCATCCTCATTTTCAGGATCCTCTGCTGATCTTAACATTCTAAATTGTTTACCGTTAGCTGAAGTCGTTGCAATGTCTAAAGTTGCTGATGACTTACCAGTGGTATCGCTACCTGCTGATGTGTTCATGTCATAAGTTTCTAAAAACGTTGTGACTCCAGTTGCTGCATCCGCCGCAACCACATATTGCTGGAAAGGGTTGTCTATTACAAAGGCTGTTGTGTCTTCACTGTTAGCCGGTGTGATAGTTGCTTTGTAGAAGTTCGAAAACGTCGGCTTTAAAGTTGTTGCCGCGTTAAAGAATATTCCGTTCAAAACACCTACGATATCTGCAGCAGAACCGTTTCCGCCTACTACATAACCGCTAGAGATTTTAACACATTCACCATTGTAGATAGTTGTGCTGTGGCCAGCATCGATTTTGTATTTCCCTTGACCTTGAATAGATGGTGATCCACCTACTGTGCCAGCTGGGATAAGTCCAAAACCTTGTGTGTTTCTATTAGCCATAGTTTTCTCCTATTCCAATGTTGTTAACGTTAATTCGATGATAGGGATTAACCCACGAAATAAATTATTTCTTTGTACCACCGAAGGTTACACGAGATTGCCTCTCAACATTGATCGGCATCCTCTTATCCTGCTCCCGCATAAGATCGTTTTCTACTGCTTCGCTTCGTTCACTATGGCGTCTAGCCATGTATTCTTGTCTCTGCTTCGCGATCTCTACTGGTACCTTCGCAAGTAGAAGGCCTCCAACCCCAACGATCCCCTTGTATTTGCCGTCTTCGACAACTGGATAGTCAGATGCATTTTCGATTTCTTCTGATCTTACAAGTTCATAACCTTCTCTTAATCTTGAAGATATGTTCTTGGTATCTTGGAAACCAACACTCTCTGCTCTTATCCATCTGTACCTGTATCCATCAGGTGCAGGGGGTGCATCTAGAGATGAAGGTGGAACCCACACTTTTGGTCTTTCAGATTTTGACCGTGTTTGGCTCGCACGAGACGTTTTATTTTCTTTTTCCATATTACGCTCCTCCCGTGTTTTTTAATTGTTTTGCGTACTCTTCGAGTGGCACACCTAATTTTTTAGCGATTGCTACCTGTGAAGATGTGAGTTTCACAGTTTTGCGACCAGGTTTTACGCTTCTTTTCGCTGAAGCCACCGTCTGAACGGGTTCGGCCGTTTGTTTAACATCTGTTTTAGCAAATTTATGCGGAAAGTCAACACGGATTCTTTTATCCACTTCTGCATAATATTCATCAGACTGTGGGTCAAAACCTTCTTTTTCCGTTAAGTCTTTATGAATTTCGAACGCTGTGTAAGTCATAGCTCGGTCTTGACCAAACCATGGATTTTTTGAAGCCCAGTCTTCAGCTCTAGGATCGCTAGGTTCTTGCATTTGAGTTCTAGGTTGTTCTGGAACTGCAACATCTGCTGGTTTAGTAACCATTTCTCTTGCAGATTTACTTTGTTCTAGTTTAGCATTTTCAAAAGCAAGTGTAGCTATTCTCTTATTAGCTTCAACTTGTGCTTGAGCATCACCTGCTTCAATAGCAGCAGCTAATTCTTTTTGTGCTGCTTCTAAACCAGTGCTAATACTCGTTTCAAACTTTTTGATATAGTCAGCATCAGTTTTTCTAAACCTTGTTTCCAAAGCTTTTCTTTTTTCTTCAACTGATTTTGCATATTCAGTGGCTGCATCTCTTTGCCTTTCAGCTTCACGCATTTTACGTGTAAGTTTTGCAATCCTTGCCTGAACACCTTTACTATAGTCTTCAAGTTTATCATCTTCTTTTTTTGATTCTTCGTTTACTTCTTCTTGTTTCGTGTTTTCTTGTGCATCCAACTGCTCACCAGATTCCGCAGGTGTGTCATTGGACTTACTATTGTCTTCAACAACTTCTTCATTCGTTGTCTCCTTTTCTTCTAGATTAATTTCGGCGCCTTCACCTGAAGTGTCGAGATCAACCATTTTTTCGTCTTTTGGCATAGTATTCTCCTTCTATGTTTAAAATTCATGCAAGATATCCTCTGGATTCTTGATGGTTGCTAAAACTTCATCGTCGTTTAGCAGACGTATCTCTCCACCCTCTATTTTTATTCTTGATCCGGCATAACGGGCAAACATTACCCATTCCCCTTCTTTGCACCAAGGACCATCAGGATATCTCTCCTTGTCCTTGTAGCAATCCGGACCCATTCTTAAAACTAATCCACATTGTGATCCAACTTGTTGTCTCTCTAAAGTTGATTCGGCGAGCACTAACCCACCTTTAGTTTTTTCTTTCATTTTAAAAGGTAAAACTAATAACCTCCAACCAGTTGGTTGTGGTAGTTTTTCTGAATCTTGTTTGGTTAAATCTTTTTCTTTTTTGATTCCTACCAGTTCTTTATTCGGTAGTTTTATTGTTGATGTCGATGACTGTTCCATTTTGCTCCTTATCTTCTAGCAGGTTAGAGAGTTCCTGTTTAGTTGCCTCTAGGGCTGTTATCTGTCCTATTATATAGTTATATTTTGTCATGCTGTCAATACCTCCTGACGTAACAGCAAGGGATAACTCGTCGATTCTTTTATTTAAATGTCTTAATAATCTTGTTATTACTTGTTCTAATTGCATTATATTACCTTTCTTTTTTTTCTAATGGCTTCTTTTCCTTTCTTAAATATGCTGGCTACTTGTGATTTACCCATCACTTTTGCTCTTTGTTCTCCTACCGTGAGAATTTGAATTTTCCTCGCAAACGTCTTATTAATCTTTTT